ATGGACATGGTCTGTAAGCAATTATCGTCACCTGATGCTAATGGGGTGCAGTCATGTCTTCAATGGGGTCAAGCTGACCTTTATTTACCACCATTAAGCTACGCCGAAGCTACAACAATTGGGGGCGCTTTTTGGTTATGTCTGGCAGTCGTATGGAGTTTGAAAACTATACGAGTGCAAATTTTTGAAAAGTAAGGAGTTCAATCATGAACACTAAAAAACAAGTAATGCTTCAACGTTTTAAACAAGCTGCTGTAGTTGCTACGGCTGCGGGGGTAACTGTTGCATCGAATGCTGCTATTGATGTAACTGAAATTACTGGGGAGTTGTCTGGTGCTCAGGTTGCGGGTGCTACTGTAGCTGCTGCTGCAATTTTGATTCCGCTAGGTATCAAAGTATTTAAATACATCCGTTCTGCATTCTAAGAACCAGTGTATTACATGCGAGCCACCGTAAACGCGCGAGGGCTCGCAGTCGCGTTTACGGGGTGAAGCATGGGTGATATTGGGGCGTACATATGGCTATTAATGATGATTTATATTGGTATAAAAATGTTTTAAGAAGAACAATTTCAACAACAATCCGCTTTTACTTATCTCTCTCAATTATCCTTTCACCAATAATTCTAATGACTGAAGCTAACGCCACCGATGATGGTGATTGGTGGCTTAAACGTGAAATTAAGCGACAACAGAATCGTGAAGATTATGCAAGACGTGTCTACGGTCGATCTGCTAGATCATTTACTGAAACTGATCCAGTAACTGCGAAAACAAGAACAGTTACTAGAATTGCTATTGCAGAAGCATCGCCTACAGCTTCAAAAGTGGGTGCATCTATGTTTAAGCGTGTTGCATTCTATGCAAAGAATCCAGGCGTACAAATGGTTGGTGTTATGGCAGCGACTCAGCTTATTGAAGCAATTGGTTGGGTTATGGAAGATGGTGCATATGTAAAGAAAAAACCTGCTGACCCAGATAAAGACCCGACTTTACCACGTGCATGGCATTGGACAAATATTGGTTATTATTCGACTACTACCGCAGCTGCTGCTGCATATATGGCTTATCACAATTCAACTGCTGCCTCATCAAAACAGGCACGTTCTTACCAAATAAAAGACACTATTAACGCTGATTATAAAACAGTTTATCTTTTTGATTCTTCTGGCGCTTTAGTCGGAAACGTTACTATTCAGTATGTTGTAAATCCAGATTATGATCCAAATGGAGAACCACCCCAAGATCAAACAATTCCTTTAACACCTGAGTTATTAGGGGCTGCAATGATGGGTGAAGGCTATAACGATCCTGTAAAACCAGAACATTATAATCCTATTGCTAATACTGGTCTTATGAATAGCTCTGTAGCTGATATCTATCAACACTCAGGTAATGGTGTTGGTGATGATTTAGCTAATGAGATGGACCAGAAATTAAAGAACGCTCCACAAACACCTAATAATCAACCTGCTCCTTATGGTTCGCCTCAATATGCTAATCCACCTTCAGAATCTGCACCTAATGCTAATGATCGCACATGGGATGAAGATGGTGGGACTGCTGACGGTAAAGCTGAACCGATTAAAGACCCTGAAGGAAATCCGACTGGTGGTCAATCCATATCAATTGAGTTTCCAATATTTTGTGAATGGGCTTTTACGGTCTGTAAATGGTATGACGATTGGAAAAAAACAGATGAATGGATGAAAGAAGATCCTGAACAGAAAGACCCTGAAAAAGTTGAATTTGATGAAGATGTATCGGCAGGTACTGTAACACTTACGGGTTCGGATGCTTGTCCAAAAGATTCTGTTCAATTCACTTTAATGGGTCAGACTTATACTCTTGAATTACCTTATCAACCTGTTTGTGATGCTCTTACTTTCTTTAAGCCTGCTGTGTTGGCTGTTGGTGCTATTACTTCAGCTTTTATTGTTGCGGGTATTAATGTTAAGGGAGAAGATTAACTATGAGTTTAGCTAGTCTTCTTTCTAAAGTATCAGAAACAATTTTATCTAGTGCCGTCTCAAAATTACTTAAAGGTGCTGGACTTTCTTTATTTACATACGGTGCAACACAAGGAGCATTTTCCTTAGCTGTAAGCACTATTCAAAGTTATTGGGGCACATTGGGCAACGTATTGTATGTTGTTGGTCTAAGTGGATTTGATCAAGCTATCAGTATGGTTTTATCTGCTATTGCCTTACGTGTTGCATTATCAAGTATGCAAGTTGGGGTACGAAAAAGTGATTAATTTAGTATGTGGTCAACCACGTAATGGCAAATCTCAATTTATGGTGAAAACCATATTAGATATGCTTGAAGAAAATAAAAAATTAGAAGAACAAGGTAAACCGGCAAGACAAATTTATTGTGATATTGATGGTCTGAGAATACCTGAAGTTGAACCTGCTCCAGATGATTGGCGGGATACTCCGGATGGTTCAATTATTATTTATGATGAAGTACATATGCGTAAAGCATATGAGTACAAGGGTAATCAATACTCTCAAGATCAGATGATTAAGGACCTTACAATTCATGGTCATTTTAACAAGGATATTTGGTTAATTACTCAGGACCCTGCGCGTATTGAAAAAGGTATTCATAAGCTTATTGATAAGATGTACTTCATAAAGCGTCCTAGTTCTAAACCGCCTTATACAAATGTTTTTGTATTTGATAAGTGGTTATCTAGCCCTGAACCTGCTGCAAATCGTAATGCTAAACATAAGAAGTATTTCGACCATTATCGCTTTCATTTTAAAGACGAATATCAAAAGCTTTATCATTCTGCGTCTGACCATTCCAGTATCAAATTTAAGTTACCAAAACAGTTATTTATCTATGTATCAATTATTTTAGGAATAGTTGGTTTTGTAGTATTTGGTTTAATGAATACTAAATCTTTTAACCCGCAAAGATTTGAGGATAAACAAAGTGCATCAGATACCAAAAAAGATAGTAAAACGAATGGTCAAACGGTTAATCAGAAGACTGACGAACAGAATCTTTTATTAGATCAGCAGTGTTCTAAACAGTATGGTTTAACCATTGAGCAATGTGCAGACTTACGCGATCCGACAAAAAGAAATGCTGAATTATTGGCAAAAGAGCAAAATGACATGCAAAGTATTGTGCTTAAATACAATCCTAATAAGCCTTATGATATTGATGCTAGTCAAGTCAGTTATGAGATTACGTCAAAGCCTGTGTTTAGTGGTTGTATGAAGCAGAATGGACGTTATGTAGCATATACCCAGCAAGGTACAATTTTGCATGATGTGTCTCAATCAGATTGCAGACGACTCTTAAAACATGCAGGTGATCGACCTTTTAATTATTTTGCTCAACCACGTAATGAACCTATGAATACAGAAGCTTTGAGAAAGGATTCTGTTGAGCAGATTCCACAACGTCAACAACCGATTCAATATGCTGAAAACTATATACAGCGTGGCTTAGAGAGAGACCCTAATTGGGATTTATAACGATTTGAAATCATTCCCTTTGACTACAAAAAACCGTCTCTTTGATGTAACGTAGCGGTATAGAAAAGTGTCTTCAGGGGAATTGAGACACATCGAGTAAACAATTAAATCTTGTATAAATTTTGAGTGTCTCAAGGCGTAGTCTAGACACTTTGACGGGGGATATATGACAAAACAAGTTTTTGAATATTTAGAAGAAAAAGCAAGCCAAGTGATAGATACTTCTTTATTGCCTTTGGATTGTTTAAAAAATCTAAATGAGTTGTCTGGTGCAATTGATGTTTTAGTGAAATGTGGTTACTTGACCGATAAAGAAAGTATTAATAAAGCGTTTGATATTTTAGAGCAAGTCACCACCTTTGCGGATAATTCTTTACCTAATGGACTGGTAGAATATGACAAAACATGATGCACATGTACTTAAGTTTAAAATGCAATTTTTTCCTATTAAGGTTTTTATTTTTATTGCGATGTTTTTCTTCATTACAGGGATGTTATTTGCTTCTTTCCTCTCTGTATTTAAATGCACTTTTTAGCGTCTGAAAGTTCGCATAATGTGATGTTCAGATTATGTTACTAAGCCCCAGTGAGAAGATTAGATAGTCTCACGGGGCTTTTTAACATCAATCTGCATTATGCGAAGCTTAGTGAAGGGGAGAAGTACGACTTGTTTAATGTCGTACTTAAGTCCGATATTTCGGAATATATTATTTTTTTATTCGTCTTTACCTAACACTTCTTGTCTATATTTCATCACTTCCTCAGCTTTTAAATTTTTCAAATGGTATTTGATTAGGGCGTGTATTACATCGCTTTCAGCCATGAGTGATTTTTTTTGCACGACAAACTTCATTAGTGTCTCTTTTACGTCTTCAACTTCTTCACTACGGATTTTGTAGACTTTGCTCATTTGTAAACGCCTTGTAACTAAATAACTAGGTAACTTTTTTAATATTAACCTGTTTTACAGGTTGACAAGTTACTTGGTAATTTTGTTTAATTTCTTAAACGTAGTTACTTGGTAACTTTTCATGATTGATTTTATAGAAATGCGCTTATTCGTCTTAGACGAATTTGTTATCTCGGATAGGGATGGCAAGCATTTTCTATTGTCTTGTGATTTGTTACAGCTTGGTGTCACTGTAGGTTCAAGAGATGTTTACTTGGATGAGCAGGGCAATATGCAAGTAGGTGCGTTGTATCACCCTTATGATGATTTACCCACTTCATTTACTAATGTTGCTTTTAAATTAGTTCATGAAGGTAAAATTAAACCGCATGTCATGATCAAATGTAGTCCTGCAAAGATTATGCAGGGTCATAACATTTTTGGCTCGGATAATTTGGAATTAGGTGTTTTTGAAATGCTTGGTTTCTTAGCGGAATCTCATCCTAAGCTTTATAAAATATTAGATATTCCGAATGCTCAGATTGTCAATTTAGATGTGACTTATTCAGCACGTTTAAGAAATGATGATCAAGTATGCAAGGTTTTAGACTTTCTTCGTAAAGTTTCCAGTGGCTCACTTCGTAAATCTAAATTGGTTTATGGTTCCACAGTTTATTGGGGTTCACCTAATTCTAAACGCTTGTGCCGTAAGGCTTATTGCAAGTCAATTGAATTTCAATTGCAGCTTGCAAAGCTAAAACGTCAAGCTTCTAAAGGTGAAGTTTTTGCGTTGCGTGTAATTAAAGCAATGGAAGACCCTCGTGTAATTGAATTTATGCAGGGTTTACTACGTTTAGAAACTCGTTTTAAACCTTTGTGGTTAACGGAACATAATATTCCACTCAATGTATTTGATCTTATTAAATATCAATCTGAACACCCTAATTTTTTAACTGATCTTTGGCAACTAGCAAATAAACCACTTTTTGAAGCATTGGAGGGTCATACGATGAAGGCTCTTGATCACGATACTGTATTTGGAAAAATCTGCGCTAAATTCGACACTTATACAAAGTCAGGTCGTTTATCACAAACTAAGTCTCGTAATATTTTTAATTTCTTTTGTGCATTGGAACTTCATGGTTCTGATGAACTTAAGAAGAAATATAGTAAGTCACAATATTATCAATATATATCAGATTTAATGAGTTGCGGTTTTTCAAAGGCTTATTTGCAAAACCTTGATTCAGAATCAAAAAATAACGTTATTCCATTCGTTCAGCTCGTCAAAATCGATTTTCAGAATCAAGTACCAGATTGGTATCAAGAACCTGAATCACGCTTTGCTAAGGTAGGTTAATTATGCTCAGTATTACAGCTCAATTATTAGATGTTCAAACTGGTGACTTTTGTAGTCTAGTTTTTAAAGGAACCAAATGGGATTTTGGTTTACAACAAGAAGTTCCAGCTTCTGTACGTGTTGCAGTTTCCAAAGATCATCTTTATTTAGTTCCTACTTATCAGGAAGCTAAAGGGAAAATGGTTTCTGTAGAAGTTAAAGAAGGTTTAACAAAGTCAAAGCAGATCTGGTTTAGAACAAGTGGAACAGGTCAAATAGTTCTACAGGATGATTAAATATCTTTATATATCAAAGTGTTAACTATATAACACTTCGTATAATGTATATTATGTTAAATAAAAGATTTAAAAACCTACCGTATATAAGGCTTTGCTACTCTCCATATATTAGTAAGTCACTTGATTTTCACTGTGACCATAGTTTGGCTAAGTGTTCTAAGCATACCTAACAAGTATCAGTGCCTTACACAATGCTGTTTACTGCCATTGTATAAGGCTTTATCAACCCTTCTTAAAACCAATATCCAAATTTCAAACCATACGCAATTGCATGGTTATTTTTGAAATTTGCCTGTTCTGCGTATGGCTTGATTCCCTCTATTGGCAAGTAATAAGTCCCATCTTCAGTTTTAGTATCACCTAGCCAAAAATATTTTAAGCTACCAGTTATAAAGTAGTTTTTAGCTGGGTTAAACTGGACGCCTAAACCAAGTGACCATGAACCTTTTATGGGTCCCATCGTTGATGCAGGATTACCTGTACCTGAATCCCAACTTACATCTGTTGAAGTACTCCATTTTTCTGTAAATTGGTGTGCAATTCCTAAAGTTGCACTATATTGATCGTTTTGGTAAGAATCGAGCTTGAATCCTTGAATATATTCGCCATTGGTTAATTCTTTCATTAAAATTTCAGAAAGAGCTCCATATTGTGGAGGACGAGTTTCAAACTCTTTCCAATTCACCCATCTTAAATTCATATAAACAAGTGATTTTTCAGAAATACCTGTTTGAAAATCAATATTTAATGATGCTGGAGTCTCTAATTGGGTTTTCTCATTTTCAACAAGTTTTAATGGTTCACCAAAAATATCTTCTTCCACTTGAAATTGATATTTGATTTTAGAGCGATATGTAATTGCTGCTTTTAATGCTATATCAGGTAGTTGATAGCTCCCTCCCAACAACCAACCAACTTCACCTTGTTGTTTAAACTTAGCATTATAGCCATTAAAAGCCTGAGTATAGGCATTACCTCTAAGCGCTACATTTGCTTTTACAGTTTGATAAACAGGTCCACCATAAATTTGAAAATGCTGATATGGAGAATATCCGAATAATAAACTTAAATTTTGAGTGTCGGCTTTTACGAACGTACCTTGATGGCTAACATCATTATCAAAGTAACTATTATTAGAACGTGCCGGATATTTAATGTCAGCACTAAAAGGCTGATCGTATAACATACCAAAACTTAATTGATCTGTGAGTTGTAACTTTAGAGCAGCTGTATAGAACTGCGTACTTTCTGCAATATCACCTGTATCACGACTTTGATGATCTCGTACAAGATCGGCTCTATCGTTGACTATGCCAGAAACAGATGAATCAACTGCAAAAAAATTTGCTTCTGCATAATTCCCATTTTCAAGAAATGGCAAAATAGATTGACCTGATTGTTCAAGAGCGGAAGCGTGACCAATGTTACTCACAAATACGGCAAGCATTCCTATTAAAATCGGATTTGTCCTATTAGTTGACATTCCATTCAT